ATTTTGTTTGCATGTTACAACATTTACAAAATACCATCTTCGCATTCTTCATATAAATCCCCTATTGTTATCTCTTGTATTATTCCGGTTACTTTATGTTTAACTCTTACAATAGTATTTATATCTACGCAGTTATGTTCCTGTTGAAACTTGACTTTTCCAAGCGCACTTAGCTGAGCTTCTTTCCATGCTTCGTCTCTGTCGGGATGGGCGTCCCATTTTACTTTCATGGACTTCCATTGTGTCTGCTTATCAGAAGTGGCGTTGTTCCATAGTTGATAGAACTTACCAGCAGTTCCGTTTGGGGTTGAAACGACTACGACCGATCCACCAGTTGAGATGGTGGGGAAGTTGGATACCCAAAACTCTTCAGCTATTTCTTGAGGAACGAATGAGAACTCATCAAGGAACATCAACGATATGGATTCACCACGGATAGCGTTCTTGGAGGTAGCACGAGCAAAGATTCTACTGTCGTTTTCAAACCCCAATTCAAGCTGATCATACTTAGTGACGCCGGGCTTGAGCCACGCTGGCAACATAGCGTAACCCTTCTTTATATCAGATACAAGAGAGACGGCGGTTGATTGCATGTTAGCAAGAATAGCAACTGTCTTGGTCGGATTGAAAAGCGTATACCACAACAAATAGATACATGCACAGGTTGACTTACCAAGCTGTCTTCCACAGCAGAATATGGAGAAGCGATTCTCCGACATTGCCTTGATCATTTCCTTTTGATATGGAAATAGCTTGATGACCATTTCGCCCTTGACGGGGTGAATGATGGTGTAATACTTCTCAGCAAAATAAACGATGTCGGCGGCGCAACGTGCCAACTCTCTCACCATTTCGGGAGTAAATTGAATATCTCTATTAGGTCTTACAATCTGCTTATCATCATATGCTATAGGCATTATTGCTCTTTCTTATATGCCGTTCCTGGCGCGTTATCTTCTAAAGACTCGCGCTCAACCACGGCATCTACTTCTTTCATATTTTGAAATTTCTGGTCTTGTATAGCCTTTAGAACGTCAGTCATCTTTCCGACTACCATAATATTACCAGTTGGTCCTGCTACAGCAGCGGAAGCTTTCTTGATGTCTATCTTTTCTCTTTCGTATCCAAGTTTTGTTTTGTCGTTATCAAACTCTTTGATTTCCTTTAAAGCCCCTGTTGTAGCGTTCATTAGTGCGCCCATACATTCAGCAGTTCTTCCTGACGGATCATATTGAAGTTCCTCATTAAGTAGATGAAGAACCTCTACGCCCATTTCAGCTAGATCGCGAAGTTTATCTTTAATGAATATTTCATCTGATAAATCTTTCTTCTTTTCAAGCTCAGCACGAACCTGGGCTACTTTTTCTTTACGCTCTTCGGCACGGCGACGAAGCTCTTCGTCTTTATTATCGTTGCCAGAGCTACCAGAACCGGAAGTTCCTGTAGTAGAGTCAAATGCTTTCATCTTATCAGCTATATCTAAAGCCGCTTCTATTTTATCTTTAAGTTCTTTTTTAGGCATATAGTTATTATATCATGAGTTTCAATGATGTGGATATATTATGATGAATAGGCGAATCCGACCGCAAGTGTTCCAGTTACTGACTTATTGGACGAGGGTAACGGTTGCCATATAATCTGTATAGTCGTTATAGCAGCAGTAGGGATCGTAGTTAGGGCTTTCTGGATAGTCGTAGCCAGGGAGACAATTTTCACAATTCGTACCATAGTAGATACTATACATATATTGCTCGGACATGTTTTCGCTTGAGCACGCGCTAACTCGTCTTCTGATATATCGTAAAGATAGCCAGGAGGGTCAGGATAGACAATAGTATTGGGGTTAATATAAGTCATGCTAAACCGGGGGAGGGGAGGGTGGCAATGGATTCTGTGGATCTAACTTGTTGTGGTATGTCCATCCCATATATTGAGACATATTGGAATCAAATTCATTAACACACCACCACAAACTTCTGTCCATATCAAGGTAACTCATATCGTTTCCAGATGGAGGAACAGAGAAGGTTATGAGTGTCTCACCATCGACAATAGGCTCCTTGGGATGTGAAGGAGTTCTGTCAATGCCGATAGGAACCGTGATACGCTTAATAGGCTTGCTAATGGGCAACTGGGGAAGATAGAAATTACATTCTACAGTGAAGTTTAAATTGCACTGCAAAACTCTTCTGTCTGGTTCTGAAATATCAGTGACAAAGTTAGGAGATACGGAATCGAGAGTTATTTTTGCATTTCTCTCCGAACCAACCCCCCTCTCATAAACAGATATATGTGCTTCTGGGTTAAAGAAGGGCAAAATATTTTCAAGTATCTGAGCCATGTCTGTCATATACTTCGTCCAGATGCAAAGTTCTAGCTTCATATCATATGGTACAGTTTGTACATCTCTTATAGCTACCGGTTCCTCTACGCCACCCTCATTCACATATTCTACAAGAATGCGGCGTTTTTCAAACTTTCCCCTTTGTCTTTCTGCGTTTCTTGCTATACCGTTCCATACAAGTGACATTCTCGGTAAGTAATTTGGGGGGGTTGTATCGGGAGTTGTTGGATCAGCCTGAAGTTCTGCTATTATTTTTTCTTTAGGGGCGAGAGTTAGGGGAACTGGTTTCCAGCCAATTGCCTTACCTTCCTTATTATAGTTAATAATAGACATCTCATTGAAAATATCAGAGACTGCGGTTACATATTGAAAAAGAACGTTGTTGAAGTAATAGTTATACATTTTTAACTGCCTCTTTTATTAACTCTAATATCTCATCATCGTTGATATAGAATGGAATTTCCACAAGTTTTATTTTATTATCTTCGCAATATTTCTTCAACATATTATCTCTATATATTTGTTTATAAAATTGACTTGTTGCTTTCTCCATAGAAATTCCACCAAATCTAACTGGAAAATAATGTTGCTCCCCGTGTCTCTCTATGAACAACTTTGGGGATATGAAGAAATCAATAAACATTCTCTTTTCTTTTACTATTATACTCTTATCTCTCGTGAATTTTAATTTACATTCTTCAAGGATGCAAGATATTGCTGTCTCTTTTTTTCGCATCTTGCAAATACAACCTGCATATTTTCTATTTATGATAGAGTGTGCAGTTGCTTCCCATTTTCTATTGCAATCATTGCATTGGAATACCCATTTGTTATCAATGCCACCATCTTTAGTAACTATAAAAATATTTTTATGATCTATCTTTTTTTGACATTCTTCTAATGTATGCTCTCTTTGCCCTATACATGAAATACATGATAACTTATTATTGTTGATTATATTATTAGCACAAGTTGTCCAGATATGCCCACATTTATTACATTGGAATCGACATTTGCTTTTTGCATTAGCAATATCATCCAAACGTTTTACGCTACATTTAGATATAATCGAATCAATGCTGTTGTTTGTTGGTATTTTACCTTTCTTACAATCAAGATGCCCACACTTATTATTAACTATCGAATCTGAAGTAGCAAGAAACTTCGTATTGCATATGAGACATAAAAATTCCATATTATCTTTGCTTCTTGTATAATTGCCAACTCTTTTTACATCTCTTCCTATTAGACGTGTGTCGATTATTTCGTTTGTGATTTTTTTACACATATCTCACCAATTGCCCCAGTCAAAATTTTTCTTGTCTTTTCCACTCACGCTTACTATTCCCTTTCCGGCTGGCATTGTTGCATTGCCGTTATCATCTACGCCATCTGCCTTCTCTTGAATATGTTCGTTGTCTCCGTGGTAAGCGCCATTCTTATTAGCAGCGGTTAAGCCAGGAACCTTATACTTCTCACGGATGTTTCCGTTCTCATCAAACAAATCAGCAGGAGCGTCTGGAAGGACATTTCCTTCCGAATCAACAAACCCATAGCGTTCACCGTCACCAATCTCAGCGGGCGATATCTCTCTTTCACGGCAGGTCAAGGCATAAGCAGTTCTTCTTCCAAACACATTTCCTTGGACTCCAAGAGTCGATTCTGTAACATGAGTAACTTCAAATACCTGCGTGGTTAATCCGTTGGCAAATGTAAACTGGTCGGCTATAAGAGGCTTGCGACCAAGCTGCTCTATAGCTGTAGAGTGATGAAGATACATGGTAAATTCTACTTTATTCATCATACCAAATTGATTGAACAAAACATTTTCTTGAACGCTATTTCCTTCTATCAGCCCAGTGAGCATTACTTTGCGTTCAAACTTTTTACCCGGATCTTCGTTGAAGATTCTGTCTCTCTCTGGATCAGCGTCAACGGGATAGTATGCAAGGGGAACGCCATATATTGAAAAAATTTCAGACGCCAGATCATCATAGAAATCAAGTTCTGTGCCATTATCTTGGTTGCCGTTGTATTGGCTCCAAAAATCTTTTGCTGACATGGGATCGGGGTTAGCTGGCATTACATAAGTTCCTTAATGCTATTTATAATATCATCATTTTTATACCAATATGGAATTATTATTAGAGTTATATTGTTGTTGTCACAATACTTCTTTATATTCATGTCTCTTTCTTGCTGTTTCATAAAGCACTTCTCTGCTTTAGCATATGACATCCCACCGAATCTAATAGGATGATAATGTTGCTCGCCATTGCGTTCTATTATATAATCTTTATTGTTCTTTCTCATAAAGAAATCAACAATATATCTTGTAGTGTCAGAATAATATATTGTTTTCTGATACTTATAAAATTCTTTGTTTGGTATTCCTTCCAGTATATTTTTAACTTCCGTTTCGCCTTTCTTTCTACAGAATGGACAACCATAGCCATGATATAAGATTCCTATTGGGCTTTGTTCGAATACTTCGCCATCTATTTTACATCTCCATTTTATTCTATCTCTAGCTAACTTTATTTCTCCGACTTTTTCTATATTTGGATTTTTATCTTTTATTAGTTTTTCTGTTTCTTCTGATTTTCTATAAGAATGTGGGCATATTGGGCACGGTATTTTATTATCAAACAATCTTTGGGGGTATTCGTCAAATATATGACCATCTATTTTACATTTAACCTTTACTGGGTTAGCATAAGAAATGTACTCACCTAATCTTTCAAGATTTTTGGAATTCAATCTTCTGTCAACTTCTTCTATTGTTATACTTCCGCACGAGTCATTTGATCCACCGTTACATCGTGGACATCCTCTTCCATCTAATATTTTATATGGTTTGGCTCTCCACACATGCTGGCAATCTAAACATTTAAATTCTATTTTTGTATGTGCTTTTACATAGTCACCAATTCTTAGAATTGGTCTTCCTTTTATTTTTTCATCAAAATTTCCGTTAGTATATTTTTCGCAATTGGAACATCTCGGACATCTGGAACCACGGTGTAATATGTTTCCATACCTAGCCATCCATATGTAGTTATCCTTTAGACACATTACTTTAATGGGGGTCTTTAGACTTTTATAAATGTCTAGTAATTCAATATCTAATGTCTTAAGATATTCTTTTACTTCGTCTTGAGTATGTTTGACTACGCGATGCATAAGCGTATCCTCCACATACTATTTATATAAACCCACTAGGCAAAAAAGAACCCTGGAGGATAGTTATAGCAGTTATCTCTTATTTCCTGCTCAAGCTTCTCTTTTTCTTTCTCGCCATTTTCAATATAAAATTGTCCATTTACAGTCGCACCGCCAGTAAAGGTTATACCAGTATATTTACTGACATTGTATCCTATCTGTATCTTGCAGAGTGCGGCAGCATATCTACGAATCCATATATTCTCATATAGATCACTGTCTTGAACTCTCATCCAAACAGGAAGAACAACATGTCCCGGCGCTCTTGGTGCTGGTGAGAATCTAACCTTTTTACTTTCTTCCATAAATTGAACCGAAAGCTTAATTGTATATCTCTGTTGTATCATTTCAAGATATTGCATACCAAGTTCATATCCAACAATATCCGCACCACCACCAGCGCCTCTGGTTCCTTCCCCGCCACGACTTCCAAACGAGTTAAACTGACCGAATG